AAAGAGAGGCTAAAAGATAAAATTTCACTCATAAACGCCGACCCTCAGGTCGCTTACGCCTACTTCATCCTTGGCTACACAGACGCCAAGCAGCCTTATCTTGTAAAGGCTTACGTTAGGCTAAAAGAGCTAAAAGATAGAGCTAATCACGAGCGACAAAACGCTATCATGCAGAGGTTTCGCGACAAGCTAAAAAGTGATGATATGAGCGTCATCGTGGCTGATCTTCCGGTGGTTGAAGGTGGCGATGTGCAGCCAGTTAAGCTTACTATCACCTCTGAAAATGGCAAAGATCTAGAGAAATTTGTGCCAAAGATCAGCAAGATGCTAAAAGAGATAAATGACGCAACGGACGTAAATTCGCCCGAAGAAGATCTGCTAAAACGCGTGCAAATTTCTATCGATGAAGATAAGGCTAAGAGGCTAAATTTAGACAAAGCCAGCATTGCAAGCGCCGTTTATAGCGCATTTAGCCAGAACGAGGTCTCTGTTTTTGAAAACGAAAATGGCAAAGAGTATGAGCTTTACATGCGCCTTGATGATAAATTTAGAAGCGATACAAATGATATCTTAAAGACCAAGATAAGAAGCAACGAGGGCTTTTTTGTCACACTTGGCGATGTGGCGACGATTAGTTTTGAGCAAAAGCCAGCTAGCATTTCAAGGTTTAATAGAGCAGATGAGATCAAATTTCTAGCAAATACCAAAAACAACGCTCCGCTAAATAGCGTGGCAAATGAAATTTCAAAGAAGCTTGATGAAATTTTGCCAGCAAATTTCAAGTATAAATTTCTTGGTTTTGTCGAGCTCATGGACGATACGAACGCTTCTTTTATCTTTACAGTGAGCGCTAGTGCGGTGCTTATTTACATGGTGCTAGCTGCGCTTTATGAGAGCTTTTTACTGCCATTTCTCATCATGCTAGCCATGCCGCTTGCCTTTTGTGGCGTGGTGATCGGACTTTTTATAAGCGGCAATCCATTTAGCCTATTTGTCATGGTTGGCGTCATCTTGCTCTTTGGCATGGTCGGTAAAAACGCCATTTTGGTCGTTGATTTTGCAAATCACTTTGCAAATAGCGGCATGGAAGCAAACGAAGCTGTGAAAATGGCTGCTAAAAAGCGTCTAAGGGCTGTTTTGATGACCACTTTTGCGATGATATTTGCCATGCTGCCACTTGCGCTTGGCAGAGGCGCTGGCTTTGAAGCCAACTCGCCTATGGCTATAAGCATCATCTTTGGGCTCATTAGCTCGACTTTGCTAAGCTTGCTTGTCGTGCCAGTGCTTTTTGCATGGGTCTATAATCTTGATAAATTTATAAGAAAATTTTATGAAAGGGAGAGAATTTGAAGAAGATTTTGGCTGTTTTGCTCTTTGCTTTGCCTCTTTGGGCTGGAAATTTACTAGAGATCATCGCTCTGGCGCAAAGTGCAAAGCTTGAGAGCTTGAAAGAATTTAATAAAAATGATATTGAAACAATAGGTTACAATGCAATAATTGATAGCAAAAAATCAGGACAAACAAACACATTAATAAGAGAACTTGACAGAGCATTCTTTGTAGAAGCTGAAACAGTTGGAACAGATGTAGTGGTTACAAGTGCTACAGAATTAGTAGAAAAGGTTGAAATGCTTATTCAAGCATTAGAAACTACAAAAAATGAATATGTTGATGGGGTAAATAGAGAGGATATGACACTGACACTATCACCTACATTATATGGTAAATTAAGAAACTATATTGATAAGATAGCAAATGCAAATGTTGATAGTGCGAAAGAAGAAATTGAAATGTTCCACGGTGTTAAAGTTGAGTCAAATATGAGACAAACAGCTGAAGCAATTATAATGGTAAACGGCGCTATAGCACAACCAGTAAACATTTATCACTATGGTACAGACAGGATACCATTATCAAATGATTATGCTTTAACTTTATTCTATAACTTCGGTACAAAGGCAATAACACCAGACTTAATAAAAAAAGTTACAACATTTTAATTAATAAAGATTGGAGAATAAAATGAGAATAAAAAACAAAAATACAGGTATTGAAGAAATAATAGACGACAATAATGAAAAAGTAATTGAAATGTATAAAAATAATGAAAATTATGAAATTATAGACGAAGCTAAAAATAAAAATTCTAAAAAATAGAAGGTAATAATGGGAAAATTAATAGAAACAAGGGATAAGGTAAAGGAATATATAAAAATTTTAAATGATGACCTTGCTTTAAAAGAAGAATGTAACTTTAAAGTAGAAGAATTGATAGAAAGAGTACTAGTTTATATTAATAAGAAAGAGTTGCCAGAAACATTATACAGGACACTTGCAAAAGCATATGTTGAGCAAGAAGAGCTTATAAAAGCGTATAAGGAAGCAGAGCATGGAGAGGTTGCAAGTGTTTCGGATAATGGACAAAGTATTAGTTATAAGTCTAAAAAAGAGAGTATAGGTATAGAAAATATTAAAGAGAATATTCTTAATAATATGCAGTCTATACTTGACCAATACAGAAGCAAGATAAGAGTGGTGGGAGAAGAAAATGCAAATTTCAAATGATTTTAAAAGTACTATGGAAAAAGTAATGTATGATAAAAAAGTTAAAAAGTATGAAATGACAGAAGAGCAGGACGAAGAGTTAAATATAGTTAAAACTAAGTCAAGTGATAGCTTTTTAGATATAGTGTGCAACATACAACCTATATCAAACGAAATAATTAAAGAAAGGTATGGACTAGATATTAAGGCTAAGTACTGCATTACATGCAGTGAATGTGATTTAAACATAGGAGACTATGTTGAATACCTAGATAAAAACTACCAGGTAACACGGAAAGCTTAATTTTGATAGTCATATGAAGTTATTTATAGATGAAGTTTAGTATTGAATTTGATGGATTAGATAAGATGATAGCATATTATGACAAAGTGGAGAAAGAGTTACAAGAAGAAGTAAAAAGAACAGTAGATAAGTCAGTTAAAACAATGCTAGATAATGCAAAAAGCAGGGCACCAGTTGACACAGGAAACTTAAGAAGAAGTATTCACAGTGAACTAAATATAGATAAAGGAAAAATTGAGGGAAGAGTAGTCGCAATGGCTGAATATGCACCTTATGTTGAATTTGGGACAGGTGAGCGAGGAATTGCAACAAATACTAATTCAAAGATACCAGTAACATACACTAAAGGATTTCATGGGCAAGTTGCACAGCCATTCTTTTATCCTGCATATTATGAGGAAGAAGAAAACTTTAAAAATACTTTAAAAGATACACTTAAGAAAGGATTACATTAATATGAGTAAAATCAAAAACTTAAAGATTGATATGGTAAAAGCATTGAAAGAAGTAAATGTAGAAGGATTGGAAATCTTTAAAACCTCAGAAAGTCCTAAGGTACTTATAGAAACAAAGAAATTTAAGCCGCCAATAATAACTTATAAAGTAGTTTCTGATATTGTGGATTATGCTTTTAATAAAAAAATTATAAAACAAAAGGCAATTTTTGAAATTAATATATGGAGTAGAGAAAAAAGCGAAATAAGTAAAATACTTATAAAGCTAAAAGAAACAATGTTGAAGCATGGGATATATTGTAGGGGAGGAAATGAAGTAGAAGATACAGAAAACTTATACAGATATATATTACATGTAGAAATAAAGAAATAAATGAAAGGGGATAAATAACATGGCAGAAAAGAAATTAGAAGAAATAATAGAAGAATTATATGGATTAGCTGGAACAATTAAAATAGCAGGCAAAGAAATAGCATTTATGTCAGATTTTGATATAGACCAATCTTTAGAAACTAAAGATGGTACATACTTCAAGATAGGGAAAAGAAAAAGAGCAGGAGCTATAGAATGGAGTTTCTCAGCTAATGGTAAAGCAGATTTTGGAGAAGATACTAATCAAACAAAATTATTGGAAGCTTTTAATGCTAAAAACCCAGTAGAAATTGAATTATATTTAAATGATAAAAGATATTTCAAAGGTAAAGCATTATTAAATAAATGCAAAATATCAAACAGTGCAGAAGGTGAATATAATCTTGAAATATCAGGAGATGGTAACAGTGCATTAGAACTTAAAGAAGTTGGAGTAGGTGGATAATCATCTACTCTTTTTAT